GTCCAGCGGTCATCAGTGCTCGCATTGAGGGCATAACCTCCAGAGATAGCATCGAAGATGTTATCGTATTGTATAAAGTATTCTCTAGTTTCCATCCGCGTTGTTCTCCCAAGTCACGAAAAAATGATACATATCGTTCAACGGTTTCATCCCAGTTTTCCCTGCGTTGCGCTGTATCTAGCCATCTAGCGTATCGAGACTTGTGTATAAAAGTCTGATAGTCATCCATGTATTTCGACATACGTTGCTACCCTCCTGTATCTATACGTTATCTGTATCAGTTAACCAGTCAGTTTGACGGCATTGATTGCGGTCGTACTTCCTTCTACTACGTACCACTTTCTGACTGTATTGTGATTGTGCCAATTCCCGAAAAAGAGAGTCCTTGGTTCTCTTCTCTGGGCGCTTACGCCTAATTTCCTCCTTTCCCACGATCTATCTCCTCTACTATTTCAGCTACTGCTCTGTATTCCCAGTAGTCGTCATCCACAGGCTCTACTAGGTACTTACACGGTATCTCTATTGTTATCTCTCCCAACTTAGCCTTATCTAGTACCTCAGTCATTATAGTTGACAATGCATCAGGTAATCGCTGGTATGAGAATACTGGTGCTCCACTTAATACATCAACGGTACTGAGAAACAACTCAGTCGGTCTGATAGTTAAAGTAGCCTTCTCTAGCAAACAGCTTTTAGTAAGTGTTGCAGCTATAAGCAACGGGTCTTTTTCTTTACTCAACAAATGTTGAGCTAGTTTTTGATGCGTCTTGGAAATAGCATTATTGCGTTTCATGGTTCCTGTATTCCTGCATTAAATGAGACATAGAAATAGTTTTGATATCAAACCTCATTGGCTGTGTAATATCAATTAGTACAACACCACGCCAGTAATCTGTAGTTGCGCCTTGCATGTAATCAGGTACGTGATCAAAGAAGCATCCACAATTTAAAGACTGTTGTAAGTGTTCTCCACCGTGCCTGTGTTTATTAGCTACTTCTAATCTGTGCGTATGTCCAAACACAATAGAGTAGTTATATAAATCTAAAGCTCTTTGGCAAACGTACTTACCACCTATTGGCTTTCCGTTGTTACTGATAGGTATGTGTGTAAAAGCCACGTCGTCTATAACAAGGTGTTCTTTATACTGCACTACCTGCCAACCACGTTTGTGCAAGTTCATGTTGTACTCTATAGATATTTCAGCACCATCTAGTATAGGGTTCTTTTCTATGTACCTGTCTAATCTGTCTTCATGATTACCTTTTAGAAATATCTTTCTAGGTTTATACTGTGCTCTTTTCTTTTGAGCTTGAACCGAATTATAACATGTTATAGGTAACTCCAAAGCATCAAGCGCACTGTTACCTGAACTAACGTCGTCCCAATATCTTTTACCCTCCATTGTCTTCTTCTTATCGGCGTCCCAAGCAGAAAGGCTGTCTAAAGATAAAAAATCACCAATAGATAGAATTATATCAGGTTTGTGTTCAAGACACAAGTGTCCTAGAGCATTAAATCTTGACAAGTCTTGTTCAGGTTCAACGTGACTGTCACCAATAACAAGCAAAGACGTACTTTTATAGTGTTCAGTATCATGCATATCGTGGTTCCTCAAACGGTTATCCACTTAGGTATGTGACCCTTTTCATCAAAGGCATAAGGTATATCGTGTTCCTTGCACCATGTACTGTAGCGTTTTTTGTGCCTCTTGGTAATAAAATTGTCTCGTTGAAACATCATACGTACGTCGTACTCAGGGTTCCAATGACACACCAATTTCATCTTGGTTCTATCTACAGATGTGAATCTTCCCTTAGCTTCTATTAAAATGTTATCCGCTACAAGAAAGTCGGGTACATACCTACGGTATATTAGCACCTTAGTTCCTCCACAAGAATCGCACAAGCCGAGTTTTGGTAAGTAGTACCCTAACTCGAACGGTTCATACTTGAACGGAATTCGCATCTTGTGTAGGTGCTCTGCTATCCTACGTTCAAATTGCGAACGATATGTTATACCTCTATAAGATCGTCTATTGGCCATTCTTCACCTTTCTTTTTCATCATGTACATGTGTACTTGCTCTGTGTTAAAACAAATTGCGGGGTAATCATTTTCTTCTGTAAATAAGAACATGAAGCCTCCATCTTCTGAATGTAACACTTGTGATATATCTAAGTTATATGTCGTACCTTCAACATCTATCAGGAAGATTTCGTACGGGTTGAAGGGTTCGTCTTTTGATAGGATTGTAATGTTATCTGATCTCGTCCCCATTGCTCTCTACCAGTTCTCCTAATCCATAAAAGATTAGCGTTTGAATTTAACCACTTTTTGGCGCAACTTACATAAACGTCCATGTCATGAAGCGATAGTGCAACATCTGTCTTAGCTGCGTTAGTTACTCCGTGAATAACAAAGTCTAAATATTTTGTAGAACAGGCGCTGTGTAACTGCGACTCATACATTTGTGTGGAATCTTCGTACGAGCTTTTACCCTCCGTTTCAATTTGTAGAGACACCTGTCGCTCCAAATGTTTGTTAGCTCGTACTGGACCCATACCTTTAATACCTACTACGTTATCTGCGACATCGCCTTGTAGTAGTTGCGAGTAGAAGTTAAACATTGCCTCCCTTTCACTTATGTTCGTAATAGTTCTGCGAACCCAATTTAAGTGTTTGCCCGGAATTGTTAACATGTCTTTATCTAGAGACGCGATCACACAATCCTGACCGTTTGTGCCGTCTCTGCCAAGACAGTCGTCAGCTTCTTCTTCCACAGCTTGCACACAATTATACCTATCTTTTAACATCTCTTTAATAGCGTTAAACCAGTAAGGTCGTACATAGTTCTTTCTGTTGCCCTTATACGGAATAAGTGAACTCAATTGTTTTCTAAAGTTACCGTCACTATCAGTAAAGTACATTATAGGTTCACTACTTTCATCGTATCCGTTTTCTTTAAAGGTCTCTCTTATAGAATTGACCATATTACTAACAGCATTAGTAGCAACACTAAACGACTTAGCTTGTACAAGTGGCTGAATAATGCATAAAGCACTACCAGTTCCCTTAACCCAGTTCACTGCGTCTCCTTTTCGTTTGTATTCAACCACAGGTGCAAATCCTTGCTCGAACTCTTTAACAGTACTCCAGACGCCGTACTTCAGCGTCTGGGATACATGGGCTGCTTTGTGTAGAATCAAATCTCCATCAATCAATATCCGGTATGACATTTTTAATCTCCAATGTACCTGAATCTAAGTCGTCCAATATAGAGCTACTATCCATACCCGACAACAAAGCATCTAAATCTGCATCTCCCGAAATATAGTTTTCCCAAAACCTAGCCACAAACACTTGTTCTTGCAACGTAGGTACTTCTTTCATGTTTGCGTTCTGTGAGTTATGTACAGCCAACTTAGCGGCTACGCTACGTATAATAGTACGATCTGGACTGTCTTTACGCATTGGAAACGCCTTTTCAGAATACCCCTTTGGACCAGAGTATCGTGGTTTAGCTGCTCCATTAGATCCATTAGTTGCCGGTACTTGTGGGTCAGTACTTATTTGCAAGGATTGAATGTTACGAAAATCTCCCTTCAACTTGTAGTCTACAACAACTACATCACCCCTCTCTAAGTTTTCTAAAACCTTGGTTTGTGCTTTAAATACGCTGTACCACTCGCCGTCCGCCAATTTAATTGCTTGGTTATCACGACGTTTTGCTTTAACTTCAGAGGTAATAGTTTCGTTCATATTAATGTGTCCTGTATTATCTATAACAGTTATAGAGTTGCTAGTAATTCTGTTAAATCCTCCTGATCGTAGGAGTATATAACATCATCGATGTCTACTTCGGTCAAGTTTTGAAGGTCATAACCAATCTCCACATCATAATTTAGGGGAGCTGTAAAGCGCATCCCATATACGCGTTCAACGTGTCCCTTTATGTCTTTATACGTACTCTTTATCAGACGAAAACAATCCATAACACTTCGACGTTTAATATCCAATATTACACTGTCGTGCACTGTGTTTATCAGCTTTATTGTAAAGTATAGTTTATCTTTTATAAGTTTTCTATACAACATGCAATTAGCTAACGGTTGTATATCTCCTCCTGCTAAACCTTGTACCCTGTAATTACGCAACTCGGTTGGAGAGAACCCTGGAGTACTGGCATCCCAACTGGGGCCATCTCGTTGTATGTGCTTATAGTACCTACCTGTTATAGATCTAAGATAAGCCTCGCGTGCAGGATACCCCAATGGTGTTCTGTCTTGACCCATGAACTCGTTATCCCTTGCCTCATAAGGCAATGTAGCGTGCCAATCTCTTATACCGGTATATTTCTTATAGAATTCTTCTTTGTATCTCGATGCTTCCCTGTAACTTATACCTAAAGATCTGGATATAGATCTAGCACCTGCTCCGTATTGTAGTTGAAACGTAAACTCTTTCGTTCTACGTCTTAGCTTTTTAAACTCTTCAGGGTTGATACTTGGGTGCAACATCAACGTGTTGTTTGTGTGAATATCTTCCCCTTTGTTCAACTCATCTAAAAGTACAGTGTCTTTAGCTATAACCGCAAGACAGCACACTTCTAATTGAGAGAAGTCTACTTGCATCAACACCCCATTAGAAAATCTCGACTGAAAACATTCTTTTATTTTGCTCATGTTTCTTTCCTAGTAATATTCATTACATTAGGTTTAGTACAAGAGATTCTACCTGTACTTGTAGATGCGTGGTTATACGTTGGATGCAAACACGAATCGTGCTCCCAACACTCTTTAGAGTAACCCTCGAAGTATGTACTGGCATCTTTATTTAATTTCCTTAGTGCAAGTATAGATTCGCAAAACTGCGTTACGTACGCGTTGTGTTCTCGATACAGCCTCATCTCGCAAATAGCCTTTAATGTGCTGTTACTGGTGTTCTTGTCTTCTAATTCACGTTGTTGTCGTGCGCTTAATACACCATCTATCCACTCTTTACGCTTAACTTTTTTCTCTTTAAATTGTCCCGCTCTTAATCCCGTTTTGTACGTAGCTATCTCTCCGTATTCATTCATAACAGGTTCTGTATCGTCGTACTGTAAATAGCCACCGTATAAAATAGTAGCTACTTGTTTATTTGATAAAGGGTTACTTACTACATAATACCCTAAGTGCTTATCCATATCGTTTGAAATACTTTTAGTAAGTTCATCTATTTCATTTTGTAGTTCTTCCAAGTAGTTGCTGCATAATGCCTGATTAAAAAACATACCGTTGTATTCCATC